CATCTTTGTTTTGGTTTAGTATGGTTTATTTCTGTGTTATGCGTAATTATGTATTTTCTTTTTTATACCTTTACGGGTATAAACACTTACCTATTGGTAGTTAATATACCTTTACGGGTATAATTCTTTTATCATTCCCTTCTACTCTTTTACTTTTGTTAATAAATCGGTTTGCGAAAAACCTTCTTAGCTTTAAATACTTTATTCTATTCCTTACATTTACACCGTTAAAATCTGCTTGGCCGGTTTCGTATTCAATCAAAATCATTCGATCAAGATAATCAATTCTTGGCCGTTTCACGCGCTTAATTTTTCAAAGTACGCATAAATCAATGAATTTAAAGCCGCTACCATAAAAGCAATAATTATCAATTCAGCGTTAAAAGTGTTATTATAGTAACCTAATTCAATTACTATGGTCCATACTGAAGCCATACAAGTTCCGCATCCAATAACCGGCTTTAATATGTATTTTAATAACTGTGAATGTCTTTGTGACCATTCATAAGGCATACGTAAAAAATAAAATATCATTCCAGGTGATGAAATTATACGCAATCCAACGCAAAACAATGATATTAATAACGCTTTTAGTAAAATATCCATTTTTAAAAGAATATATTAAAACACTTTATCCAATACCAAACAACCGGAAAAACAATAAAAGGAACTGATCCAACAATTAAACCAATTGCTAAAAGGCCTTTCATAATATCTGTAAATCTTTTTAATTTGCTCATTCTTTTATTTTTAATAGTTTTTTTAATATAGGGTTTATTATTATCATTTGAAATAAAACCGTTACAAAGATAATTAAATATATTTCTTTCATCTGTTTAAATGCTTATCAAGTTCAACAATTATTTTTTTATTGTATATCAATGTCCACATTTCACCATAAAGCGAAATATTTATATTTCCATCTTGATTGATATAATAAGCCGCAACCGCGTTAATATCAAAAGTAAAATCTACATTTTTAAATTCCGGTTCGGGCGGTGAAATATCCAATTTTAACGCTTGTTCAATATCTTTAAAATTGGCAACAAATTCGGTTTTAGCTTTCATATTGTTTACAAATATAAGTTTTTATTTTTGTTTTAATGTTTTTATTTTGTCTTTAAAGATAATTTTAATTTCTATAAGTTCCGGAATTGAGTATTTTTTTAAAGTGTTTTTCCTTTGCTCTAATTCATCAAATCTTTCTTGGCCTATCTTCTTAATCAATCGCGGATAATATTCCGCAAGGTTGCCGGATTTGTTTTTGTTGCAATTAAACCAACATTGGCCGTGTGCGTTATCTTCATCAAGTGCAACGCTTTTGTTTTGTCCTTGTGGAAAATAATGACCGGAAGTTAAGCGGTATGTTCCTGGAGCAGCATCGCAAGAAATACATTTTTCGTTCTTGTCGCGCTCTCTTATGTATGAATTAAACACTTTCAACGCTTCTTGGTAATAATCCATCCAAGTTTTCATTGATTGCTTTAAATCGCGTTTTTCTTTGCGTTTCTTTTTTTCTTCCAACACCTTTGAATATTCAATTGCACAAATTGGTGAACAAACGGCTTGTAATGGCTTCATTCTTTCAAATGGTGTTTTGCATTGTTTACATTTATAAAGTCGTTTTGGCTTCTTCTTTGGTTGCTTTTCGGCTTTGTGTTTACACTCGTTTGAACAAAACTTTTGATTGAAATAAACAACTTTAAATTTTATGTTGCAATTCTTACACCTCATTAATCTTTTTTAAATATGAATATTGGTTCATATTTTGCACCTTTTCCGCTTATTGATGATAATTCAAGTTTTAATGTTTCTACTAATTTAAAACCAATATTTTCAGCAATTTTAATTGTTTCATTCTCCAATGATGACTTTGAAATATTTGCAATATTTACTATCATAAACCTATTCTCTTTCAATCCAAAAAAACAATTCTCAAAAGTTTTTTTCAAAAATCCATTTAGCCATTTTTCAATTGTAGGATATTTAATATAAGATTGTGTTTTTTCATTTGAATATTTTTCAGTATTAAAATAAGGCGGTGAAGTAAAACATAAATCCAAAGAATTTTTTTTTGGAATAAAAACTTCACTTCCTAAATTGTGTAATTCAATTATTTTATTACTTGGAAAATCATTGTTTAATTCTTTCAACCCGGTAAATGTTTTAATGCTTGGTTCTACTCCAATATATTTTTTACAATTTGAAGATAAGAAGCCGAATAATCTTCCACCCCAACCGCAACTCATATCGTAAACCGCACCATTATTTCCGTATGTATTGTAAATATATTTTGCTACGGTTGGTCTAAAATTACTAACTGATTGTTTACTTAAATAAACTTTAGAATTTTGACGTAATCTGTTTGTTGTTATATTTCCATTCCCATATTTACATTCATATTCATACGTTTTTTTTAGTAATTTTTTTAATTTTTCATCATCATACCATAAATTTTTTATTGTTTCCTGGTTACCATATTCAACTTCAATCCAATGAGGAAAATAAGTCCATAAAAAACCGCAACTGTGCATAGTTTGTTTTAATATGTTATTTTTTAAAATATTCTTTTCATCAAAATTTATTAAAGCAATTAATTCATTTTTTTTATTATAATTTTCTTTTTTATAATTTGGATAGCCTTTTTTTCTCCAAAAATTAAAATAATCATTTAAAATATCTTCTTTAGTATTTCCGAATAAATCCATAGTTTCATTTTTAGTTTTGTGTTAATTAAACTTATTCAATTTTCCAATTTGTAAATTATAACAATCATCTTTAAAGGTCCAAACTCCATTGCCATTTGGATCAATTTCATTCTTCTTGTTAAATGTTGATATATTATAAAAATCAATCGGTTTAATATAGCCGTATAAATACGCGGTTTTTAAATCATCAGCAACACCAACAAAGAAATAATAATTACATTTTTGCGTTGTATTAAAATCAAATATATTCAAATTCCAATTATTATTCGGTGTGAACCTGGAAGTAAATTTTTTTGTTTTAACATCAATCTTATAATTATCAATAATTAAATCATAATCATAAGTTGAATTAAAATCTAATTTTGAACCTTTCGCGGTGTAAATATCAAATACAACTATTTCACCAATTGCACCGAATAAATTTCCTTTACCTTTTGTTTTTGAACCTTTCAATTCTCCGAATGAATAAAGTTTTTTAGCGCGTTCAATTTGTTCTTCTGAAATGTTTATTGCTTTCATAAATAAAATTTGTTTTCTTCTGCCATTTGTTGAACCAAAAAATAGTTTTGTTTAAATTCATCGGCATCCATTAAATAAATTCCATTATCTGAAGCAAAATTTCTGAAGCGTTCAATTGCAATATTCATTTCATCTTTGGAAATGTTTTTTGTGCTTTTTAAATCTTCACGAATTTCACCGGTTATTTTATTAGTTCTTTCGTAAATAAATAAATCAGCGTTGACCGTTGCCTTGAAAATATTCTGTTTAGTGTACTCTATTGTTTCACCGTATTCAACCGCGAAAATTGTTAATATTGCGTGAAGGTATGAATTTTGTTTAACCGATCGCATTGCTTTCTTTTCAGTCAATTCAATTTTCGCTCCTTTTTCAATAAGTTGTGAAAGCTTTGTTTGTGCTTTCTTTGCTTCAAATGGTTTTAATAAATCTAACAACATACAAGTTCTAAATCTAAAGCGTTGCAAATCTTTTCCAGGTTGTGGAATCTTATTTGTTTATCACCGTTTATAAAGCCGCTTAAAGTAGCGTAACGAACACCGGAGGTGTTATGTAATTTCATCAAGTTCCAATTTAATTCTTTCATTCTGTTTTGAATTGTTTGTTTCATAGTTTATAAATTAAAGGGGAATTTCACCCCTTTGTTTTTTTATAGATACATAATAACTTCAGCCATTTTTGAAACTCCGGTATAATAAGCATTAACATAATCAAAATGTTCTTTTACCATTTCAATTGCTCTTTCTTCATTGTTTCCCCATTTTGTTAATCTTGCTACAATTTTTGCTTTTAATGTTTCTTCGTTTTTCATAATAATTTGTTTTTTTGTTTTTGTCTGATACAAATATACGCTATTTAGTTTATTACTTCCAAACTTTTCTTTAATTATTTTCGCTTTTTAGTAAACTTTTTTTAACTTCTCAATGTTTATAGGCTTTTCAAGGGCAAAGTTTTTTTGTTAAATTTTCACATTTTTCAATAAGCGGTCATTAATTCGCTTCAATTTCTTCAATTCCGCTTCCTGGATTCCTATTTTAACCGCTTGTTTTGTCAGCATCAATTCATTTTTCTTGTGTTCTTTTGCATAATCATTGTTTAATTCGACAAGTGAACCAATGAATTTAATTGCTTCTGTTATGTCATTAATAACCGTTTGAGCATTGGCCGGAATCGGCTTCAATGCTTCTTCTTTTGTTTTTGGTGCTTGTATCGTGTATTTCTTTTTCAGTCCTTGTACGATCTTTTCAAGTTTTGCTTTGTTTGTTATTATGTCTATTATCATTTTATTTGTTTTTTATTGCCAAAGGTCCAAACCGGGTTCTTCCCATTTTTCAATTTTTCCTTGTGGCTCAATTCTGTTATTAATATCAAAATCTTTATTCGGTGTTAATTTTATTGGCGGTTTAATTGCTTCAATCTTTGCCGGTTTCTTTCTTTCTGTGGCATAACGTTTCACGTTACCATTGTGCGTTTGTTCAATTGTGAAATATACTAACTTTTCAACATCAAATTCAAGAGAGGTGAATCCAACATTTCCACAACTTCGCGGTTTAACCTTGTGAACGGTTATGTCTGCAATTATAGTATCTGTGCTTTCTCTATGCACCGTTATCATTACTTTTCCACTGTTGATCCATTCACTTCCCCCTTTCATATCATATGGGGTTGGACTTTTTCGAACTCCATTCTCTTTTTCTGTTAGCTTTGGATGAATAACCGTGTGAATATGCAAATTATTATCTTCAGCGGTTTGATTTCTGTAAGGCAATACCGCTTCTAAATACATTGCATAACCGCCATACTCGTTATAAGGGTGACTCATATCTTTCCAGGAATCAATTGAAGCCGTTTGTATTTCATCTTTCATACTTGCGGCCATATCGTAAAATTCGAAAGGTGTTAATTTTGCTTTTACATCGGCTTTCGTTAATACTTTGAAGTGTTCCAATAACCATTCAGTTTGCCGATATATTTCTTGGTCCGAAATAACATTTTTATATTTTGGATTAAAACATTTTGCGGTTTTCTTATGAAGTAAATCAGCAATTATTTCAATATTGCTTCCAACATCCGGAAAATATACAAGGTGTTTCCAACCGTAATAAAGTGAAGTGTTTAAAAGCAATTCCATTAATACTTGAGTTTTTCCGCTTCTTGGAAAGCCGGTCCAATCTGTGCAAGTACCTAATTGCATTGTATAAAGATCATTAAGATTCTCAAAGCCTAAATACTTTCCTTTTTCGTTATACGTGTCGCGATATTCAATTAATGCTTCAGTAACTTCAACCGCTTGTGTTATTTTAAAACCTTTCTTCATTAGTCGAAAGTGTTTAAGCGTTTAACCTTTGCTTTATACGTGCCGTTTAAATCTCTTTTATACCAAGTTGATAATCGTGAAGCAATTCCAAAAGTTTTTTCTTTTTCAAATCGCATCTTTTTATCCTTCGGTCCGTGTTCGGTCCAATACATTTCGAAATCAATAAAAAGTTGTTTAGGGTATTTATTCAGATTCTCTTTGTTAAAATCTGTTAATGATTGTCGAAAACAAAGTTTTCGTTTTAATATATCATTTACTTTCTCATTTACACTAACATTAACATTAACACTATCATTAACACTTACAGTTGGATTTGTTGAGTTTTGTTGAACAGATTTAACACTTGTTGCTTTTTTTTGCTTTCTCGCTTCAGCACTCTTTTTACCGGCTTCGGAACGCTTAACTTTTACATCTTCAAACTTTCTTAAATCGCGTTTTAACGCTTGTTTAATAGATTCAAAAGCTAATTCCGTAATAAAATCACCTTCCGGTTCTTCATCATTGCAATACGCGTAAATGTGTTTAATTAGCAAACCGGCTTGTTCATCAGTTAGCTTTGAGAAAATACCGATTTGGTCGGTGTATAATACGAATGATTTTTTGCCATTGGCCATAATTCAAGTTTTTAAATTCAAGTTTATTAAAAATATAGTAGCAGGAACTTGAAAACCTCGTTGAACAATATCGCTAAATATTGACTACCTAACAAAGATAGAAATTTATTTATACAATTCCATTATTCTTTGCATAATTTTTTTGTGATGCTCTTTTATTTCAAAATCGTATTCTACCAAATCATTTATTTGCTTAATTGAATAAACAACCGTTGAATGATCTTTATCAAAATAATCACCAATCTTTTGCAGACTTAATTTGTTAAATTCTTGTCTTAAAAAATACATTGCAAATTGTCTTGCAATTATAATTTCTCTTTTCCTGGATTTCGTTTTACTCAATTCGAAAGGTATATTAAAATGATGAAATACTAATCTTATTAAATTTTCACAATTTTCATTGGTTGCTTTCTTTCTTTTTAGGTCCAAGAAATGTTGCCTTGAAATTGTTGCTTTATATTCTTTAATTCCTTGTTCATTTAAATAATGTGCTTGATACATAATGTTTTTAGTTTTAAATAAAGGGGTTTTTACACCCCTAAATTGGTTCAAATCCTATTTTTTAAATGCAGCTAATCAAAAAGGTAAATCATCAGCACCTTCTTCAACTGGTTGTGGTGCTTCCGTTGTTTCTGCAATATCCTTAACACATCGCCAAGATGAAAGATTTGTGAAATATTTACCTTCCCATTCCCGGCACTTAATATTAAAATGAACGGTTACTTTATCACCAAGAACGTTGTACTTTCTAAATTGCTCTATTTTGTCCGCGCTGAATATTTCAAATGAAATAATATTATCATATTGCTCACCGGTGTCAATGGTATAAAACATTTTTTGCCAAGTTTTTTCACCTTTGCCGCCTTCAATAGTTTCACCTATTGTTTTAATTGTTCCTTTAATTTCTAAATTCATAATTCTAATTTTTAATTGTTTATATTTTCGTTTAATATTTCAATAAGATTGCTTAATTCTTCAGCATCTTTAAATTTTATTGATGGATATGTATTGTATATTTCCACAATCCATTCACCGTTTTTTACTTCATCGTCTGCTTGTGTGATAAAAGTTAGCCCATCTACAACATCTAAATTGTAATAATAAAATGATGGTTCAGATTCTTCAATTTCTTTTTCAAATCCGAGTTTAATTAATTCTTCTAAATTCATTGTTTATATTATTTGGTTATTATACACTCTTTGAATTGTTGTTTTATTTAATTATATTGTACGATTTTTTTTGATTATCAGTTAATTTTTAGGTTAAAATGTTCAACTATTAAAACACCTTCTATTTCCTGGCCTTCTTTAATCGCTTTCTTCAATGCTGCTTTATCCGCTTGTTCAGTTACTTTTACAACCTTAAATTCCTTCGGTAAAGCATTGACATTTTCAACCTCAACCGTTGAACTTTTGCGCGTTCCGAAAGAAGATAATCCGCTTTCGAAGTCACCAAACAATTTAACTGCATCCAGCAACCTATTTTTTAAATTTGATACAAGTGTATTGTTTCGCTTTTTCATTGCTTGTAAACGCTTAATTTCATCGTCTATTTGCGTGTTGAAAGATTCTTTTCCTTTTATAACTGATAAATATGCGATTGATTTGCTTTGAAGTTGGCCTTCATTTATTTCAAGTTGCTCTGCAATTTCTTCAGTTATTTCACCTTCAGCATTTTCAATTTCGTGCATCAATGCAAGGTGTTCATTTTCGATTTGATAAAGTGATGTTTTCATTGTTATTTGTTTTTAGTTTAATGGGGGAGTTTCACCCCCATTTGTTTTATGAATTAGGAAATAAATATTTATCAGCTAAATCAGAAAGTTTAATGTATAATGCTTGTTCTTCAAAAGTAATTGTTCCGCTCTCTTGTTTTGCTTCTAAAATTTCGATTCTTTTAATTAAGTTTTTCATTGTGTTTGTTTTTAGTTTGTTTCTTTGTTGGTACAAATATACGCTATTTAGTATCAAACTTCCAAATCCTAAAGCAATTATTTTCATTTTTTTTTAAATTAATTTCAACTTTGTAGGTTTTACAAGGCTTTCAGAACTAATTTTTTTTAGTTAATGATTTGTATTTGTTTATTTGTTCGGTTGTTATAATGTATTTCTTTGAAAGTTCTTTTGCATCCGTTCCTTTTAGAAATTCCGCATCCGCATCTGTTTTTGTGAAAACTTTCTTTGCAGTTGGTTTTTTTGGAATAGCTTTGTTGGCATCATCATCTTCAGCCTGGAGCGATAAAAGTGAGGATAATGTATATCTTCTAAAGTATGAAATTTGGCTTCCAATTTTTTGAGGGTCGCGTTCATCTGTTAACTTTATTTCACTTCGGCAATCATTACCGGTTTCAACATCAATAATTAATGAAACAACTTTTCCCTCAATAATTGGTTGCATAATCATCAAACCGTATTTTTCCATTACCGGTTCAACGTGTTGCAATAATTGGTTAATGTCGAAATACTTTGATTTGTAAAATGGATTTTTTGAATCTTTAGAAATTGCACCGATTTCTTTTTTTGCTTGTGCGAGTTTTTGATAAATTGTTTTCATTTGTTTTGTTTTTAGTTTTTAATTATGATAACATTTCTTTGTAAAATTCAATGTTTGTTAATTCTTTATATTCTTGCGGTGTAAAAAAACCAACTCTTTTAATTTCTTTTGCTTCTTCTAATAATGAAGTCAAATCATTGTTATTTTCAATAGCTTCACAAAGTCTGTTTTCAAAAGTTAATGATTGTGATTTAATTTGTCGGTCGTAATCTGTTGTAAATGTCATAATATTTGTTTTTTTTTGTTTGTTGATACAAATATAAAAAAATATATTTAATAAACAAGCATAAAACAATAAAAAAATATATTTATTTTTTCTTCAATACAATTTCAGCATCATAACCAAAGAATAAAAATATCTTTTTGATCCTGGAAAGATTTCCATTGTTGCTTTCTTCAATTGATTTAATTGTTAGAACATCAATTTTGGTCGCGGTTGAAATTTCCTTTCTTGTGACCTTGTGTTCTTTTTTAAGTTGAGTTATTTTATTTCCTACTTTCATTTTATTTTTTTTAAATTAATGGTCCGGCACTTCCGGTATAAATTGCCGCTTTAATTCTTTCTTGTTCCAACCATTTTAAATATTTTAAAAATTTTTTAATTCTTTTCATTGTTTAAAATTTTACAGTTAATGAAATACACGCTTTTGATTCGGGTAATCCAGCGAATGAAAAAGATGTTACATTATAGCCATTCGGCATTGAAAAAACATTCTTTGTCGTTAGCTGAATTGTAAACGTGTTTTTTAAAGTAATTCCTTGTTGAATTTCATAATCTTCAACATCTGATTCAATTATTGTTTTTTTTAAGTCGTTTAAAGTTTTCATTTGTTTTCGTTTTTAATTTTTAAATATTTATAATAAAGTTTCGTATTAAAATTAGGCCAATAATTTTGTAGTGATTCCAAGTTTTTCATAATTAATGTATTTCAGATTTGTATTCAATTATTTTCGGGTGAATTTCAAAACAAATTTCATTTAATATATCGCGATCAGTTCCGATTGATTCACCAAATAAAACGCTGATTCCTTCAAACTTTTCAATCATTTCAACTTCAAGTAAATCTTCACCTTTAAAATGAAGCGCATAACTCCAATCAATAGCAGAATATTCAAGATAAAGTATTGATTTTTTATTGATGAAAATACAACCAATTGATTTTGGTTCATCTGATAATAGTTCTTTTAGTGGTTCTAATAATAAATTCATTTCATTTTGTTTTTAAGTTCAATTATTCTTTTTGTGTGCCATTGATAAAAATGTGATTCGTAACCAAGTGATTTAAATTGTTCAACCTGGTTTAATAGTTTTTGAAGTTCTTTCATTTTAGTTGTTTATAAATGGGGGAATTTCACCCCCTTTTAATTTATTTTTAATATCCTAAAGCCTCAACCATTCCAGCAGCTAAATAATCTAAGTAGTGAAAAACATCACCATTTAAAAAATCAATTTTTACTAAAGTTGTTTTTATTTGGTTGTGGTATTGTGTTGCTCCGTTTACGTAATCAATTAACATTTCATAAGTCAAGCCAAAATGACCATCTAAGTTTATGCAAGTATCTAAACTTTTTCCTTTTTCTTCGATTAATGTAGTTAAGTAAGTTTTCATAATTTTTAGTTTTAATATTTGTTTCTGTCTTTGTTGGTACAAATATATAAAATTATATGTAGCTTTTACAAGAAATATAAAAAAATATAGATTTATTTTTAACTTTGTAGTGTTTATAGGCCTTTCAGAACGAAAGTTTTTTTAAAGTTTTTTTGTATAAAAGCAGAAATCCCGGTAACAAGCCGGGAAATCCTAAACTAAAAACAAATAAATATGAAGAACATATTTGTACAAAAGTAATTAAAATCTTTTACAAAGGATATACATACGTATCTTTTATTTTTATTTTTTATACATATTCGTTTACTTTCTCTTATCGTATTCAATAAAATAATCTGTGTGGCTTACTTCGTTACCAAATTTTGGTATTACTTGGATTGAATAACCACTATAAGAATCACCGAAATTATGTTGAATCCAGGAACTTGGCGGTGCGAAAGACATAAAATTTCTATAATCAAACTTCTTTGTTCGTTGGTAGCCTATTTGGTGCAAGTCACCTTTTTCAACGTGAATAAATTTTGAATTAATGTCATAATGTTCAATGTAATCATTAATTAAACGAATAGCTTTGTCGTTTAAAACTACCGGAAGGCCGCCTTTCATTTGCTCTTTATCTTTACCGTGCGTTAAAACAAAACAATGATCGCCATACGTTCGGTGTTCAATAAACCTTTCCAATATATCAACTTCAACAATGTCATTTGAGTACATTAAATTGATAATCTTTTGAATACCTTTATTAATTATCAATGCAAAATCTCCGGAGTGATTGTCGTTACAGATACACCGAAGAATTATTTTATTTGCAACATTTGCTTCAACTAAAGAGCGAATCAAGTTAACATAAGCATCAACACATACTTCAAAAACTTCAGCGTTTGACATATTTTGCGGTAAATTATGACCACCTCGCGTTGTATAACCATTCCAACCATCAGCCAAATCACCTAAATCATCAAGTAACAACAAGTCGAAAGTTCCGAAAGTTGAATGTTCTTTTAAAATACTATTATAAACCTTTTCAATTGATTTATTATAAATTTTTGAATTGTATTCGTATTGGAATAAAGAGTTGTTTCCTGGATTTGGATTCATTCCAACGTGTGAATCTGTTATGGTAACTTTTAAAGCCTTATTTGATTTGCTTGATGGTTGTGTTCGCTTTATCGGTGTAAAGTCTTTTAAATGCTTTTCAATTATTGAATCAAATACATCACCAATTTTTACGGTTTGGTCTTGTTTTTCTTCAACAACATTCAAAGAAAAATGTTCTGATTTGTGCCAATAATGCCGTATTTTTTCCGGTGAAATTCCTTTTTCAATACATTCACCAATTAAAGCCGGATCGTAACCGCGATAAATGTAAAGTTTTTCTAATTGTTCAGCGGTTATTGTATATTTTGAGTTCCTTGTTCCTTGTTTTGTTTTGATTTCTAAGCCTAAAATTTCGGCTTCTGAATCTGATAATCTTAACCGTTTTTTCATTTTATTTGTTAAAATAAGAGTTGTGTTGAAACTCCTAAGATTGCGCCAAATATAATAAAAAGTTTCCGATTTCTTTTCATTCTCAAAATATTAACCCTTTTATCAATCAATTCTTGGCCTTGTTTTTCAATAACAATTTCTTGGCTTACAATAATATTTGAATCAATTTTAATAACCGAACTTAGCCTTGAAATAATTGAATCTTTTAACGGTAATTGTTGAAGGTCTGTAATAATTTGCCGCGCTTCTTCATACGTGAAACATTTTAAACTATCTGTTAAAATAACTTGTGAATGAACTGTCAATTTGGTGCTTAGTAGCATTGTGAAAAAAAGCACTATCCAAAAGAATTTTGTCTTTAAACCTTTCGATTTCATAATTCAAATATTTTTTATCATTTTTTAAAGATTGGATTTCAAGCAAATAATTAACTTCTTGTTGTGTGTACCCTTCAACTCTTACTGAAGTGCCTTTAAATAGGCTTAAAATAAGCGACAAGGCTATAATACCCAAAACAACTAAAGCTATTAAATCAAGTTTTCTCATTCCTTCGGGCCTAATCCAATCAATGAATCTTTTGATCTTAGTAATATTAATCCAATAGTGCCAACCGCACCGGCTTCTGTTTCTGTATGTTCTTTGCTTATGTATAAAGCAATAGCAATACATAAAATTGTTAATCCAAGCATTGTCGTAACAATACCATCTTTGAATAATCTTTTCATTTTTCTTTTTTTTTATGTTACCGGGTGAATATACCCTTTTAAAACTAAACCATTTTTGCGCGGTTGGAAACTTCTACTTCTTTTTTTACCATCTGCAACAATATAACCTTCACGACCTCCTTTATCATTTGTATTTCCATCAACCGTAAAGATATAACTTTCAGTCCAATATTCAACAATTGCCGCGTGACCCGAAGAAGTCGCAACTCCATTTCTATATTTTTGCCAAATAGCAATTGAACCAACTTTTGGTTCTTTGGAAGTCCAACCGATTTCTTTAAAATGTCTATAAGTACGAACCGCACCACCGGAAAATTCAGCCTTTGCAATTTCAAAACTTTCTGCAAAATCATCATAAGATAATTGCCAACATAACCAACAAAAATAAACGCACCAAGCGTGACCATTTTTAAAAGTTGTAAAATGCCGAATTAATGAATCAAAATCTTTATCTTTGAAACCTTTATTTCCTGGAATTTCTTCTTGACCTAAAAATTCTTTTGCATAACTAAGTGAACACCCTCCGATTGTTTCCATTTATTTTACATTTCGTTTAACTCTGTTTTTCCTTCTTTCTTCAAACTTAATTTCATCAGCCGCCTTTGTTGATTTGCCGAAATATTCCGTGTCAATTGAAGTTGGAATAACTGAAATATTTTTTAAATTATCTGTATTATCTAAATTATAATCTGAAATCAAAATTTCATTTGCAAGTAATATTGAATCAATTTCATCGCGTAAACAATGCGGCCAAAAATACGCCTCAACTGTAAATTCGTGAACAATCGAATCTTGTATTTGTGTTGTGTTTCTATTGCGATCCAAATAATTGTCTTGCTCCAATCTTCTTTGTTTATTTCCAAAGAACCCAGGAATCCGAATTTGTTCTTTCCAATTAGTACCTAAATAATCCAAACCGGGTGAAATTGTATTTCCGTTTTGAGTAGTTTCAATTCTCACCGTTTCATTTGCCCTTGCATCTGAATATTGCGATAAATCAAATAAACAAGAACATTCTTCAATTGATTTGAATGATGCCGGAACGGTATTTGAAAGCGTGATTTTTTTAATTTTATAACCGCCCGATCCGTGAAGATTTAAAACTTTTTGCCATTCTAATTTATAGCCTAAATAATCATTTTGAAAAAAGGAATAACCGTTAGCAGATGAAAAAGAGCCGGTTGGAAAATAAGTGCCATAAATAGATGTATTTAATGTAGCTAAAAAATTACAATTTTCATCTAATAATTTAAACGTAACAGTTGTCAACGGTTTTTGCCAAGCTAAAAATGAAGTAAAATCATTGTTTTGTAAACTATCAGAAGTTAAATCACCGAACACCGGCAAAGCACCAACACATTCAGAAATTAAAGTTGTTGGAATTGTAGCAACTTCATCATCTAAAGTTTTTGATATTAATTGGCTTGTCATACCGTTTAAAGTCATCAATCTTGTTCCGGGTACTCTTTGAATTATTGACATATTTATTCAGTTATTGGAATTTGTTCGGTCCATTTATCGGTTTGCATTAATTCCAAAATAGCGTGGTGATCGTATGTTCCAACCGGAATAACCGAAGCATCCATTATAAAAGTAGGTGTATAACCTTCATTCCATTTAATAGCAAACTCTGTATTATCTAAACTTTTACGAATAGTATTTATAGAAGTTTCTTCTATCTGTGAAAAGTCTATTAACTCTAAGTCTGAAAGGTTAATTACTGCGTATGTTCTATGATTGTGCATAATTATTTTTTAAGGTACATCCATTTGATAAGTAGGCCCATTTATTAAAGTTCCATCGTTTCCACCGCTTCCGCTATCGATTGCAGTAGTTCCGCTTCCTTCCTCGAATCTATACCACCCTAAAGGGTTTAGGCTTATTAAACTTGTTGGCTGCCCTATGCCGTAAATAGTTGCAGCGTTACCACTTGTTAGCTCTGAATTGAAAAGAGCAAATTCGTCTTGATTACCAGGAAAAAAACTACTCGCAAAATTGTTACCCGAAATGTAAGCATTTTGAGCCACTACAATAGTGTTGTTTTGCAAATTGTCTTGAGTTACTGTAACCGTTTCTGAAATTCCATTTTTGTAAACATTTATGCCCGTTCCTAATCCGCTTCCATCGTAGGTAATCACTATATTTGTCCAAACACTTGGCAACACAATCGCTCCCGTATTCGTAGTTATTCTTTTCCTTGTTGCAGTACTACCGCTATTAGTGTTATAAAGATTAAAATACAAAGTATTGCTACCTGCTCCACTTGCTGAATTAAAATATATTAAAATACCTCTACCTCCCGTGTATTTTGAATAAATATATTTAACACCGCTAACTGAATTTGGATTAACCCAAGTTGACAAAGTAAACGCATCCGTATATTCAAAATTAATACCATTGCCTATATCCACATAATCATCTGCACCGTCATAATTTAACGAATATAAATTCTCAAAAGAAGGTGTTCCACTTTCTAAAAGATTTGCACGAAATGGAATTATTAAATTACTCATTTAATCAAAATTTAATCCAACACTAACTAAAAAATCGCTTCCTTTTTTAACCCAAGAAATTGAATCAATTGAACTTGCAGCGGTTGAAAGTGTTATTGCACCAGCACCACCATTTACAACTTTAAAAGAAGCCGGAAGCGTTAATGTATGACTTCCAACACCATCTTGAATAATTACCAAAGTTCCATAATCACCATCAGAAACGTTTGTTGGCTCGTCTAAAATTCGACTTGCGGTTAATGTCACACCGGCATTATATCCAAGTGCATAATCCCAAGAAATATTGGCCGCATCGGTTAAAGTTTGAAATGCTTTAATCGGATCAACAATTAAATTACTCTTTTTTATTGCCTTTGTCGTGTAGCCGGTTGGCGCACCACCATCAACAATTGCTAAAACTATTATATCATCATCACCGGAAGTTGTTACTTCGTCAGCCGCTAAAATTCCACTATATTTAATACTCATATCTATACAAATTTACTCAATTATTATTATATCATTTAATTCCGTTTCAATAAAAACTCCTAATTCCGTTTCAATTGCAATATCTCCAACATCATCACGTAAGGTTGCTGAAAGGTCATAATTAACCGAAGCATCCAAAAGCGAAGCATCAATTAAACATTCTAAAACAACCGTTGAATTATCATCGGTTAATTTTGTGTAATTTTCTCCAACTAACGGAATCAACGGATTGTTAACAACTGATTCACGTATTGAAGAAAGTTCAAAAATAGTTTGAATATTACCCCCGTTTTGGTTTAATCTTATTATTCCGTAAGGATTTGTTAAATTCGTTGAACCACCAACCGGTGTAAAGATTGCGCGAATAGTTGTATTTATAGACGTTTGTAAAATACCCGAAGTATTCGCATTGTTTTCATCAACTGTAATTATTTCAACGGCCCAATCCGGTGTAATATTGTTATCTAAATTATAATCATAATAGGCGTGTGGTTGCGAAAGAAATTGATAATTAGTAAAAATATTTGTTGGTATAAATGTCGGTGGATTCTGAACAACAACCGCTGCAACCGAATCAATAAAAATAACTAATTCATAACCCTCTTTTAAAGAGTAATTACTTGCTTTTAAATTTAAACCGTTGTTTGGTTCGTTAACATCATAAAAAACAGTATTTGCACCCGGTAAAGAAACCCACTCTTCAAAATTAGCTTTTATTCCAAGCCTTAATTCGTAATCAATTACGTTAATTGGTCCGCGCATTCCTGGGCCTTGAGTTGTTAAAATTGCGTTGTTGAATTGGCTTCCATTTACCAAATTAAAACCGCGTGTAGTGTTTATATTATAAATTTTATATTGATTTAAACCGGCCGGATTAACCAAAACACCACCCGAAAGGCTGTAATTATAACTTTGTAAATCAAATCTATCATCCGTTGAAGGATTCCAAGCCGAAAAATGAACCGATAAGTTTGATAATCCAGCGGCCAAATCATTGTTTAATTGAAAAGGTGCAACTATTTCAAACCCATCTTCAATCCAACCTTTGTAATCATCAAAACCATCAGCCAAAACAGTATCGTTTATATTGTGCGGAAAATGGTTAATTGTATCAATGAAAATTAAATCTTCAATATCCGGGTTATAATCATAAAGTTGTGTGTCTACTTTTAAAGTAACTCTATCCGTGCCACCGGCATTTGCCGTTTCATCACAAGTTGAAACAAAAATAACATAGTTTTTATTCTCCAATAAAGGTTCAATTGCGGCTAAATAATCAACATCAAAAGCAACTGAAGCACTTGCGGCATTGTTAAAAATCACCGTATAATTTGTAATTATTGAACTATCAATAAAAGCTAAATCAACTGTTGTGAAAGCCCTATCAAGAATAAAATTTTCATCAATTGTATTTGCGTTTTGTTGATAATCTAAAGATTCCGGAAGTATTGCAATTCCAACCGCAACATTTGTGTTAACTGTGAATTTATTATCTAAAGACCGCAAATTAAACTCAACTTTTGTTTTTTGTTGTGAATTTATTTCAGATACAACCGCTAAAGTATCTTGATTCGTATAAACTAAATTAACGGCATTGTATCGATTAGGATTTCCATTTAAACTTTCATTATACCATCCAACCGAACCAAGCCAATTATCAATTGTTGCCGATTTTGTGCCGTTTGGATTTGATAATGTTGTGTTAAATTGTGCATCATATACATATTTTAACGTATTTGTCGAAGTAAATAAAGCCGGTTGAATAAGATTTTGAATATTGGAAAGTTCACCATCCAAATAGAAAGGCAAAATTGAAAAATAATGTATAATTTCAAAAACTTGTTCATAATCTTCAATTTGCGTTCCGGTTGAAATAAAAGCAACCGTTGCTGAATCAAAATCAGATTTCCAAGAATTAACACCGGAAGCCGAATTTAAAGCAACCGGGACTAAAGACCGAACACCGCCACCGGTATCAAATCCAACACCCGAAGCGGAAAAAGAATTTTCAGCCGTTCCATCAATTTTTGAAACAAAGTTTGTTGGTTCGTTATTCTCTATTAATCCAAATCGGAAGCGTAAACTTTCAAGCGGTGTTTTACCGTAAAGTTTTGCATCCGGATAAGAAACCGTTGGAACAACCGCACCATCAAAAATGATTTGTGTCGGTGTTAATGATGTTATTGTTCGGTCTGTAAATATAAACGCAAGGCCAACATTATCATAAAGTGAAATTATATCACCAAGGGCAAAATCAGAATTAATAAAATTTCCGGTTGTTTGGTTTAAAGTATTTCCAACAACATCAAAAGTATTTACGGCATCGCTTGAAGAAGTCCAGGAAACCGCTATTGTTTGGCGCGTTCTTATTTTATCGGTAATGTTTCCAACCAAGTTTTTAGTGAAATCACCAAGATTTTGGTCTAATAATTCACCATTATTGAACTGATTAAAAAATTCTGTATCAATTAATCTAAATGCCATTATTCAATTCGTTTTAAATATTCGTCTTTTAATTTTGTCAATTCTGTAATATCTAAGCCTTTTGCCTTTTCAGAAAATTCATCAACAACTTCTTGTTGACTTTCGCTGATTTTTGTTTTTGATAAAGTTTTCAACGCTTCCATATTTGGCAAAAATTCTTTTAAACTATCAAGCATTTTATTTGCAGTTATTTCAAAATCTTTTAATTCCTTATCTTTGTTTTTCATATTTTAGGCTTCTTCAATATAACTTTCAATCAAGTTGCTTGTGTATTTTGTTTGAACGCTATAATCAAGCAATGCAAAATCTTTTGAAACATTCCAAGAAATTTGTTTCAATTTACACAAATCTCCATTCTGATTGTAAAAGTACGAATTTTGAGTTAATTGATTAAATTCTTCGAAGCCAAAAGGAACTTTAACACTTTTATAAATATAATATTGATTTCCAAAGTTGTTTAAAACAAAAGAACCTTTTGAATGATAAAGATTGTATAAATATTTTGCCGACCAATTATTTCTTTGATTTAACGGAAGTCTTAATTGACTATTTAATTTCATTATCTTTGGAACGTGTAAATAATCCGTTTCAAGAATATTGCAACCAATTCTTTGAGAAATAAAGCCGGTTAAATTTGATGAAGAACCGTTGAAAACTCCAATTATTTCTTCAACTTTATCCAATAATTTATAAGCAAAATCTTCAAAGTTGTTTAATTTGTTTTTTCTGTTTGGTAAATCGTAAGGAATATCAACGCGATCAAATCCATTCATTAAAACATTTCTATTATCTGAAATTGAATTAGGGCGCGTTCTGATTTCGTAAGTATGGCCAAGAAAGTTTTCAAAGCTATTAACATCTTTTGCATCCGCTTTAAAAGAAATTAATTTATCTGAAACAAGTTCGTTTGCATTTGTTACAATTGATTCTTGCAATATATCCGGCAAAATGTATGTGCTATTTTGTAACCACCAAGCCGAATTAATTACGTGTTGCTCAACAACTCCATTTTTAATTGTAAATTCCGCATAAAATAATTTATTAATCAATCCAAAAACTTCCCCAAGTGTATAACCGTAATCAGAAGCCGAAGGATAGCCAACACCGGGTTGAAAAATTGTAGTTGCATTTATAATTTTTACTTGTTGTTCATCTTTATCAATTCCCGTTTTGGTTGGAATTATTGCAATATCCGGCAAATCATTTATTGTTGAATTATATGAATAGCCTAAATAAGAACAACCAATTTCAACTAATCTTTGTAATTTAATACCCTTATGATATTTAATCGGTGAAAAAATATAACGTACCAACTCGAGAATTAGGTTTGTTAATATAATAACCAATGCAGTGGCAAAAATAACATTTAATGTCAATTGCAAAGAAGCAAGAACAATTGCACCGGCAGCACCTCCTGGAGGTGTAGCAATTAAGGCGGCAAGATTTGCGGCTTGTTGTGCAACGACTCTAATTTGTGACTGTAAATCTCTTGAAATTGCGTAAATAGAAAAAGCTATAAAACTAAATTCAATAAAATTAAATTCCTTTTCAATAACATAAGGAACATTTATGTAATCATTTGGGCCAATTAAATTTTCATCATCTAAAAAACCAAAAGTTAAACCGTTTGCGCGGTCCTGGAAGTTATCATTTGAATCGTGTTTTTTAATTCTTGAAAGTACCGTTGTTGGATTAACTATTTCAAAGTCGTTTAAGAAGTCTAAATAGCCATCGAATACATTCACACCGTTTTCTTGTATCTGAAGCGGTAAACCTTCAAAAATACCGTTAGTCGTTCCATTTGCACCGCCCGAAATATAATCACGAACTAATTGTGCGTATTCATTTACTAAAGTTAATTGTTCGGTTGTAATACTTGCGTTAACATTTCCACGTTCAACACTTGCAAGAATTTCAAGATCGTGAAGTTCTTTTACCGCTGAAGAATTATCACCGTTTAAAATTATTTCAATTGCCATTTATTTCAATTTATAATGTGCGCGTTTCAAATCACCATTTTGTTCAACCGTTACGATTAAAGCCTTTTGCAAATCATCAAATTTTAAGTCCGAAAGAATTGGTTTATTTCTGATAGTACTTTCCAAAGAATCGAATTTTTTTAGTATCTCATTGCTATTTTGAAACGGTTGATTTAATGCGTTTACTTGTGGATGTATTAACAAATTTTGGTCAAACATTCCGCTTGAATACATTTCAGCCGCGCGTGTTATTTCTTCGGTTGTCATATTTCCGGTTCTTGCACTCATATTTGGATTCAATATTTTTTCACTACCATCAACCCGAACAATATAATCATCTGTGCCGGTGTTTAATTGTGGTTTGCCAAGTGCAGCACCAACCGTTGTTTCTGTTCCATCTATGAATCCAGGAAGGGCTGCCAAAGCACCTAATAATCGCGTCATATCATTAAGCGTTGAAGTAACCGCATCTTTTTCACCGTTATCAATTTTTGAACTTAACAAATCCAAACCTTCAATGATTATTTGCCTTCTTGCTTTCTTCTTTTCAAGTGCTTCTTTTTGTCTTTCAAGTTCTAATTCTCTTTTAATTTCAGCACTAATTGACTGTTCAGCGGTCAAATTTCCTTGCGCTGCGAGTGTTTGAAGCTCATCTTGTCTTGTTTTACTTGCGGCAAGTTCTTTGTCAATATTTTCAATTTCCTTATCTGTTTTCGCGTTTGATATTTCAATTGCTTTTTGTGCGAATGAACGTAACGCGGTTAATTGGTCTTGTTGTTGTTTCTTTCTTTTTGCTTCAGCAACATCAGCGGCCTTTTTATTTATATCTGCAAGTTTTTCTGAAGTTTCAATTTGTGCATCAATTATTTCATTATTCGCATCATCAATTGTTTCAACTCTCTCTCTTTCGTTTTCTGCAAGTTTATTTTTAAACTGAATATCTACAAGTTCGCGTTCTTCAGCGGTTAATTCTTCATTCAAAAGCAATAAATAGCGTTCATCTTCCAATGCTCCTTTTATTAAATCGAATCTTTGGTTTAACAAACTTTCAAGTTCATCAATATTAACATCTTCCGGCTTATTTGCTGCTATTTCAAGTTGAAGTTGAAGCTCTTTTTCGGCTGCAATTTCTTTTAATTTTAAAGATTCATTTATTTGTTCTTGTTCTTGCTCTGCAATTACTTTTGTTGTTTCAAATGCTTTATCCGCTTGTTGTTTCCTAAAATCATCTTCAATTTCTGCAATTTCTTTTAATTCCCTCTTTTTTAATTCAATCCGCAAATCCTTTTCAACTTGTGAATTACCTTTAATAGCATCAATATCTCTTTTAAATTTTCTTTTTGTTTGCTGAATACTTCTTTTTTGTTCGTTTTCGATTGCTTGATCTCGTAAATCTTGCAACCTTATTAAAAATAAACCTAATTCATTTCTTCGTTTCTTATTTGCCGCGCTTCTTTCCCTTTCTAGTGCTTCCTTTTTTCTATTTTCTTCTTCTATTTCTTTTGCGTTTGCTAATTCAATTTCCTTATTCTTCGCATCCAAAGCCTTTTCAAGTTCATCAATTTTTGCTTGTTCTAAAGCCTTTGATTTACTCGCTGCAAGAACTTCGGCTTCAAGCGTTTTATTTATTATATCAATACCGTGTTGGGCAAATTTGCTTCTTGTAAGATTTTGTTGTGCGGTTTCTTTTTTCTTGTTCAATTCTCGTATTTTTTCCTCTGACTTCTCGCTCAAATCATCCATTAAATCAAAAGCATCCAAATATTTTTGTTTCAATTCTTCTGATTCATCTTCTAATAATTGCATCCTTTCCTTTGCGGCTTCTTCTGAAGTTATTTCACCGGCTTGTTCCCTTAAAGCAATCAATCTTCTTTCTTCATCACCTACTTTACTTAATTCAAGAACTAAATTTGATGCGGCTTCTTTTCCTTCTTCCAAACCTTCATTAAATGCTTTTTGTGATTTTTCGGCAATTGTTGAGTGGTCCGCAAATAATTGATAAGCCGTTACCGCACCGGCTATTGCGGTTATTAACAATCCAATAGGATTTAATTTAACCGCAATATTAAACAATCTCATTGCAGCGGTGGCCTTCTTAGTGTTTCCGGTCAATGTTGCTTGAATTATTGTAAATCCTATTGTTGCGGCTCTATAAAGTTTCATTGCAACCGCACCGGCCAACATAGTAGCTTTATACGTTACAAAAGCGGTTGTTGCAACAGTTACAACTTTTATTATTGTTTTTAAATTCCTTGCAAGAGCAAATAAAATATCTTTAACACCGGCAAAAACTCCGGTTCCACTTTCAAAGCCAAGAACAATCCCTTCCCATGCGCTTGATAACGCTTTTAATGAACCTTGCAAAGTATCATTGTTTATTTTTTGCTGCTCTAAAGCAATCCCATTTTCATCTAAACTAATTTGGAACGCTTCCAGTGCTTTAGTATTATTTAATAACTGAATACCGGCAGCATCGTTTTGTTTACCAAACAATTTTATTCTTGTTGCTGCCTTTTCTGCCGGATCTTGAATTGCATTTAGCATTTCGTTAGTTTCCGCAATTGCTTCATTAATATTGAATTGACCACTTGCAAAACCTAACCCTTCTTTTTGTAAATTCGCTAAAATATTACGCATTTTTGTTCCGGCTTCTTCTCCGCTTCCTAAAACCGGTGCAAGTGTTTCAAGAACTGCAACCGTATCGACAAATGAAAGTCCGGCAGCATCAGCAGCACCACCAACTTTTAACATTGCACCATTCAAAAAATTAATATCTCCAGCACCTTTTTTTGAACCGGCTGCAAGTACATCAATGAATTTAGACGCTTCATCCGCACCGGCTCCAAATTGATTCAATGATAATGCCAAAGATTGTGCTGCAATTGGTAAATCAATCCCGGCTGCTTCTGCAAGTATAATTGATTGTTCAGTTACTAAGGCCAAAGCCGCTGCATCTTCTAATAGTTCCGGCTTTGCACTTGCAATTAATTTAAAGCCTTCTGCAACCTGGTTTGCGCTCAATGTCGTACTGCTTCCAAGTTCAATTGCTTTTTCTTTGAAGAAATCCAAATCCTTTCCGGTTGCTCCGGTTATGGAAGAAAGATTTGCCATTGATTGATCGAATGATTTTATTGTTGTTGCTATATTTTTAAATATTGCCAAACCTCCAACGGCCAAACCTAAATTCCTCAAAACACCGGTAACTTTTCCAAATGCTTTTCCATAATTTCCAACGCTTCTTTGAAATTGACCAACATTTGCATCAACTTGTTTTAGCTTTGTATCTAATGTTGTGATTTCCTTTCTTAACTTTTTTGTTTCTCGTGTTTCCTTCCCTTGAACAAGTATTAAATCTTTGTACTTTTTACGCAAATCGTTTAATCGTGATGATTGTTTTTGATATTCACCGATCAAACCTTTTTCAGCAAGAATTTCTTCTTTTACCGCTTTCTTTTTTCTTTGTAGTTCTATTCGTGTTGAAACAAGTGCTTTTGATTCATTCGTTTCAGCTATTGCAAGTTGAGCAATTGCAGAACTTCTTTGTTTCTCTAATTTCAACATTTCTTTTGAAACTACATTAACAGATTGAACCGCTTGTTGCCTTTTTTTCAAACCTTCAACGCTCTTTTTATCCGAAGTTTTAACCAATTGTTGCTGGACCTTTAGAACATCTTTCATTTCTGATTCCATTAATTTGATTAATTCAATGATTTCTTTAAAACTTTTCTTTTGTGGTTCTAAAAAATCCGGACTAAATATATCTTTATTTTCAATCTTTTGTGGCATTGCGTACTTTTTGTTCGTTTGCTTCTTTTTCTAACATCTTAACATAGGTAAAAAACATTTTTACAGATGTTGTTTTTTGGTCAATTACAAAACCGTTGTGTTTTTGAATAATTGCCAAATCTTCTTCAAATGATTTTTTAACCCCTTTCGTTGGTAGTATCATTTGCTTCAATACTTGTTCTTCGTGTTTAATAACTCCATTCAAATGTTTTAAATCTTTTATCCAGCGATCACAAATTAGTTTGGCAATCTTTTCTTCTTGTTCCAAAACCAAAACATACATTTTATTCAATCCAAAAGTTTGCAAATACTGATTATAGCAATTTATCCAAGCGTTTTCAAGTTTTGAAAGGTGTTTTTTTTTAAACTTTCCTTTGATAATCATATATTTTAAATCACCTTCTTTCATTATTCGCTGAAAATTTCCAATTGGTAAATCTTCAATTGAAGTGTATATTTCTAATTTATTAAAAAACATTATAAAAAAATCCTTCTAATTATAGCATCTGCAATTTTTGGTCTTAATGCGCTTATAAAGATAGTCAAATTTTCATCATTCAGTCCGGTTATATCTTGACCGTACTTTGTAAACAAGTTTGTTGTTTGTCCGGAATCATCTGTTTTCATACCATCCGCATCAATTAAAAACCCATCATCTAATAAAATAACTTGAAAAGATTTATAAAAAGCACCGGTTTCATATAACTGAATTGGTCCGGGTTCTTTTCCATAATCACGAACTGAAGAAGTTGAATAATCACCTAAAAAATCACCATCAGCGGTTAAACCAAATTTCAATTGTTTATCTTGATTTAATTTGATTGCAAGTTTTTCAAGTTGTGGATTATTTGAAACCGTTCGAAATAGTATTTCCTTTGAATCTAAAGCAATGAAATTATTAGCTATTTTTTTTAACAGTTCCATAATACAAAAAAAGCACCTTAATTTGGTGCTTCTTCTTTTGATTGTTTCTTTGGTTTCTTTTCCTTTTTAACTGTTCCGGTTATTTCGTAATAAATACTTTCTGTATTTCCTCCGAACCTCACTTGGAAATGTTCCTTGAACTTACTAAGTGACATTTTTTTAATGGAACGCACGTTTAAATGCGTTCCATTTATCAACTTATAATCCATTAAGGAATAGTTATATCATTTGTACCATCTGACATTTCAGCAAAATCAAAGCGATCTTTTGAAGCGGATAATCTTAAAACATCAGCAGAAGTTGCCGCTGGAATAACAAAATCATAAACTCCCGGACTTACTTCAGTAACTCCCGAAATTACAATTGCACCCGGTGTTGGTGAAATTTCTGCAAGTGTGAAATCTCCAGGAACTAAACCTTCAACCGGCCCACCATAACAAGTTGTTGTTATTGTTGCAGTAAATGAAGTTGTTGTAATTGCAGAATAAATTGCATCAGCATCTAACAAACCGTATAAATCGCCACCGGTGTAATCTAAACCACCAACAACTTTTACATCAGCATCTTTTTCCGTTGATTTCCATTGGAAACTTAACATAGTCATTGCCGGTGCATCATTCGTTGCTTCAACATACTTACTTCTAAACGTGTCCGAATCAATTAAAATTGGCTTACATTTCGTTGAATCAGTTCCTTTTTTAGTAACCAATTGGTTTGAATCATCTACGAAGTGAAAACCGAAGTTTTGACAAGCATCAGCATTCAATTTTCCGGTTAATTCTCTTGGCGCGTTGATAATAAAACCTTGAAAAGTTTTAAATCCTTCGCGAACAAAAGCAGTTTTACCACTGTTTGCAGTCCAAAACACATCATCTTCTCTGTTCTGTTCTACGTTCTCAAATTTTCCTATTGGATAAATTCTATCCAAAGGACTAGCCGCGTTAAGTAGTGGCTCTAAATTAGCCCATACGGTTAAATCTGTTTTTAATCTTTCTTTCACCGCACCAGCAGAATCTTTTGCCATATCCAATAATGGAAATGCGGCAATATCTGCAATAAGTGAACAATCCGGTAACCCGGTGTTTCCTAGTGATATTACATCACAATTACAATTTTTGTCTGACATTTTTCTTTTTTTTTAAATTTAATTTCTTTTATGAATTACAAATATAAGTATTTTAAAACATATCAACTTTTGCAAGTCGCATCTATATCACATATTTGCCTTTTAAAAGGTATATCAATGATGTATTCAATGCCGGAAATATCTTCGTCAATCAGTTTTTTAACGTTGTCTTGATTAGAAGGTTTTTTACTTGCATTGCTTCCGGACCTTGAAACCCAAACGCCATAATTGGGCCGGTCTGATTTCGTTGCATTTCCTAATTCACCAATATTTGGATCAGTCATTAACGCTTTTTCGTATTCAAATATTAAATTATCCGTTGGTTGAATTGCGGTTAAATATTGTTGGTCGATTGATTCGGCAAGTTTTCCAGGAAGCATAAAAAGTATTCGTACATTTTCAGCGGTGATTCCTATTTTCTCCAAAGAAGATAAACTTCTTGTTTCATTCATCGGCTGAATCAAGTAAGCCATTGGAAGTTTCTTTTTCCAATCCTTAATCATCATCAAAGCGTTTGAAGTTTGCATTGGAGTACCTCTAAAAAAGTTCGGTGCTTTAATTGTGTAGTGCGTTTCCGTTCCGGTTAATGTTCCTTTTATCGTAACACTTTCATTAATTTCAAAATCAATAACTTTATAATCAACACCGTTAATTGTAATAATAGACTTCGGGAATATCCAATACGTTTTGCACGTTTCAAAAGTTGTTTCCGTTGGTCCTGGAATAATGTTTGAAATTTTTTGTGTAAACGTAAGGCTTTCAATTATTCCTTTAATATAGTCAATCGTGTTGAACATATTTATTTATAAGTTGGTGTTGTTTATAAGAATGTCAAGTTTTCCATTGATTGACGAAATGCCAATTTTAACTTCTGCAAGTTCTTTGTTGATCGTGTCTAATTCTGTTTTGTTCTTTTCTTCGTTTTTATCCATACGTGTGTGGATGCTTGAAAACTTTTTAAACATTATACCTTCATTTTTATCAATGTCTTTTTTCATTTGCCCAATTTTTGATTCTTGGCTCTTATCACTTAAAACCATTTTCCAATAAAAAGCTAAACCCGAACCAACTCCAACAACAATATAAATAACATCCATTAATCGAAATGTTGCTTCCGTTATATCCATTTTTTCAATTTTTAAAATACTTTATACAACACAAAATTCGCTGAATAAATATCATCACCACCATTTAAAACATTCCATTCAATCGTTATATCCAAAGTATTTGCAGCCGTTGTATCAATTGTTTGAACATCCTGGAAGATATATCCGCTCACTTTTCGGTCATTATCTTTCACATAGGCAAAATTTCCATTCGTGCAAATTGTTCCGGTTGCACCGATTGCCGTAAATGTAAAATCC